TGCCTTTCGGTAAGTCTGCTGTTGGCCATTGCCTTGCTTTTGAAGCGGCTGTTCTTGGCTGGTGTTGATAAACCATTGCTTGAATCATGGTGATGGTCGGGAATTCCGTAGTCACTAGTTCGTCGATTGAAGGGAAGATGTTTGATCTAACCATCCATTCTATCGCTGCATAGTTTGGTTCAATACCTCTGTCGTGGACTAACTTGTTAAAAATGTACTCGCATAGCGCGTGAAAGCGTTCGCTTTTTCCGCAGTTGGCGTATGCCATGCCTAGTGCTGAAGCTGCTAGCTTACTGAAATCTTGATACCTTTCGGGAAAGAACAAATGACTGAGTAGGTCTTCGTCTGTGCGATAAGGGATTCCGTAGCTGTTGAAGTAGCTGAGAACTGATATACCATTTGGCTTGTCGCTGAACTGTGATTTGTCCGAGCTAAGCTTTGCGTTGAAATAGTATTTGGCTGCTGCTGATAGTTGTACTAAAAAGTTGGGTCCGTAGAGAGCGTACATTCTTTCGTAAAATGCACAAATTGAGTCGTCGCCTTGAAAGCGAGCCCAAAATCTCTTTGAGTTGATGTCGACACCGAGAGCTGATAAGCAAGTGAGTAGCATTATAGCATTACAAAAGGAGTCAAGTAGCTGAGTCTGTTGAAAACCAGAGCCAAAGCCATTGAAGCGCCAAGTGTATAACTTTCCGTTTGGGAGAAGTATTGGTGTGTTGAGAATCGATTCGGTCATCCATTTCCATAAGCGTTCGAATTTGCGTCGTTGCTTGGGACTAGAATTTGGATAAAATGAAGTCGGTTCATATTGTGAGAAGTCAAAATAGCCTCGCCAAATCTGATGAACGATCCTGATGAGCTGATGAAGTAGTCGATTGTCGAATTGACTCCAATCAGTGGAAAGTACTGAGTTCGGTTTGCCTTTAGAGTAGATTTCAGAAGTTAACTTCTTCCATCCTCCTTTGATGATTTCTCGTCCCCATAACATATTGCCTGCCTCTGTGTTGAGGTAGGTAGCCTGTAAGGGCCAGATGAACATAAGTTCAACTTGCAATAAGAGCTTGGTAGCGCCGAAAACGGCTCTGACCTTGTCCTCTGCAAATTGCGATACAACGTGGAGTCTCATGTGAAGTGAGAGCCAGTAATATGGTATCGGATTGAGTCCATCCCAAAATTGTTTTGCTCCTGTTCCAATCAAGTGAACTAGATATCGATTGTAGTGGAATATCTGGTTGTATAAGTTGTGGAACGTCGGTCGAGAGTTAGTGGCCTTTCCTTCAGCCTGTTTTTGCCTAAGATAAGCGAAGGGTGTGACGTTCTGCTCCATTGCGATTTCTTGTTCGTAATCGTCAAGTTTGGGGAGTTCAGATTCTGCGTCAACACTTCGAGCTGTTGGCTTAAAAGTGAAGTTGGTGTTGGTCCACGGGGCCTCTGCGCTGACATTGAGCGTGGTGGGATAATAACGTAAGTCGGGGAAGCTGACCGGATGTAATGGTCGATTGGGTCGAAATGATTCGGTTACCCAGTTGATAGCCTTGGTAGTGTGATCATCCAATGGAATTGGGTGATAGGGTTGATCCGCTGTCATGAAATGAGCAATTACTGCTTCGTCTGATCCGTCTGATCTTCTGTTGGTGAGAACTTGTTGCAATTCTTCTTCCGTATAGAATTTTCGCATTCTGTTTGCGAGCCAGTCGTTTCTGATCGTCATGTCTTCGTTGCGTTCGACCTTTGTTACCTTTCTATTCTTCGGCACATCGTATCTGTAGTCGGTGACCTCGATTAGGTTGTCGTGTGGTGTGTTTTGTTGAGTAGCTGTTACGCTCGTCGAG